ACAATCGAGCCTGCTGCTTGAAGCTCCTCTGCCTTGACGCCAAGGGTTTTCGCCCTCTGCGCGTAGCTCTGAACCTTCTCGACCAGAATCTCCTGCTGCTTTTGCTCTGCCTCCTGAGCCATCTGCGCCTGCTGGTTCTTCAGCATTTGCATCTGCGTATCATAGGCAGAAGCGGATATCAGAGCCTGCTCTCTGTGCATGATTTGTCGCTTGTACTCTTCATCAGAGACTGCGAACGGGTCAGGCAGAGCTGGCACTAATGGCCGCGACCGAGTTTGTGGCTGCTCAAGCTCCTCTAGCCGCTTTCGGAGTTGTTCGGCTTCGCGCTCTTTTTCACGGAGCTTGAATACCTTTTTCCCAATTGCGTCATCGAAGACCTTTTGCTGCGCCTCGGTAAAGATCGGTTTATCGTGAGTCTCCCCACTATCCTCTGACGATTCGGAATCTGCTTCAACGTCATCTTCAACGTCTGGCTGATCTTCAGCCTCCTGTGTCTCAATTGGCTCCGAAGTTTCCTCGGAATCATCAAAATCATAGTCGCCTGGTTGCGTCATATAGGTGCCCTTATAGGTGAAATGCCCAGAATGGTCTGGTGGCCTGTGTACAGTGTATCGCTGTTGGTCAAGATGCACAACAGTTGGTCAATCTGGCTGCGGTTCTTCCTCTCGCTGTATGTTGCGTAAAGCCGACAAGCCGATAGTTGCGCCTGCTGCTCCATATAACGGAGACCGCGCATTGATGATGCTGTCAACCAGCACCTCTCTCGGCGTTTTGTTTGTCACCCTTGCAGTTCGCTCTATCGCTTCGTTGATGTGCTGGATCATTGGCTTGCCTTGGGTTCCTTTAGCCCCAGCCCATGCAACGTCTTGCACGTTACCTGGCAACACGCCAAACTCTCGCCCGACATCGCCAAGAACGCGCTCCATGACGCCGTATGACGCGCCAGGCGGCGAGGTCAGCCCGCTTTCATACAATTGGCTCATCTGCTCGTCAATGGTGGCTCTGTTCATGTCTCCGAGGAAATTGGCAGAAAAGTTGAATCGCTTGGGCTGTCCAGACGCAGTCAACGGGGTCTCGTTCATGATTATTTTGTCTGCCATAGCCATGTTGCCAGCCAAATACCTGCCGCCGATTGGGTGCGGGTAGTTGGTTGACCCAGTTGGCAAGGATAGTCCTTGTGCTTTTCTATTGTTAACATACGCAGACATCAACAGGTTAGCAGTAGGATCAGCGCCTCCGGTTGTTGCCGCCATCGCATCAGCAAACCGTTCCTTGAACATTTTTGGCCCTTCGACAGGCCCAAGCTCCCTGATAAACTCATCTTGAAGCTGCCCCATCGCATACCAATTCTGGCTAGTCGGAGAGAGTCCACGCTCGTATGCTTGTCGGATGTTGTCCCGTATTTGCGGAGTGTCAAACCTCTCTGCATACTGATCAATTGTTGCTTGTTTTGCAGGCATAGCATCGACAAGTGTATTACCTTGCAAATTGTACAGCTCTGGGTTGGCAAAATACCGATCCTCTACAGCAAAGTATGGATCATACTTTCCAGCGATTATGTCTCGCTGCGCCGTGTTTCGCGCTCTTTGCAACGCCAGTTCCTCAGTTGTTAATTCTTTCTGGAGGAACCCCTCCGGTTTTTTCGGATTACTAAAGTTAAGGCTGCCTGGCCCAGTTTGTGGGTAATTACGGGATATTGCGTCAACATCGTAGCCAACATCTACAACCCCCTCTAATGGGCTGGCCGCACCTCTTGCAGCCCTTACAGCAGCCACCCCAGGCACCAATGGCAGCATCCCCAGAGCAGACATGGCGTAGTTGCCATACGTCCTTTCTTCAGGGTAAGCAGCGTACATCGCAGCGTCAGCAGCTAATCCAGTGATGTCACCAGCAATCGGCACAGCAGACATCGGCAGCGAGGCAGCGCCCAGAATATCGGCAGTAGTCTGGCCTCTAGTTCTAGGCACACGCGCAGGTGCTGGCCCTTGGCCTATGCCCATGAGGTAGGCTTGGTCTAATGCTCTGAGTGCTGACTGTGCCATGATCAATCCTCCCCGTATTCTTCTTCTTCTTCTTTTGGCTCCCAAGCCTGACACACTCGCAGGTTATGGCAGACGAACTCGAACTTCTTGCAGTAGCCTCGACCGCCGCCATCAGCGTCATAGTCATCCTCTGGCACTACTTCTATGTATTCCAGTTTTTCTGGTGAGTTGTTGAAGTATTCGCAGTTGCCACACATCTGCCTGCGAGCCTCTACTGGCTTTACGCTCCAAGCCCTAGCCATCATGCGATAGTAGTCAGTGTTGTCGCTGGTGGTCTCTTCAGGGCCGAACTTCCAGTTCTCGATGACGTTGGCCCGATTCTCTCGGTTGATCTTCGCAGTGAATGGCTCTTCCTGCTGGATGATAATGGTCATGCCTTCGAGTGGATTCATATCTGGCCCCTGAATGGATTCAATGCGCTGACGATCTTCAGTTGGTTATCAATCTGCTTGCCTTGAGTATCAACGGTATCCTTCTCGATACTGGCTCCAGCCTGCTGAGCTTTAATCTGGGTGTTCATGCGCTGAGTCTGGGCGTTGAACACATCCAGTTGCTGAGTGGCTTGATCTGCCTGCATCTGCATCTGCATCTTTTGCGCTTCCAACTGAATCTTGGCGGTCTCAAGCTGAAGCCTTTGAACCTCAACCTGCGCTCTCATCTGCTCTGCTTGAGCCTTAGCCATCTCGGCCTGCGCCAGTACCATCGCTGGGTCTTGCTGCTGCTCTTGACCCTGTGCGCTCTGGGCCATCTGAGCTTTCTCTTCCTCGGTCAGTTGGGTCTGCGGGATAAGACCCTGAGCCATCATCTGAAGACGCTTGCGCTCACCGATCTGACTGGCTGCGCTGGTAGGGATTGCATTCAGGAGTATGTCGCCAGCCATCCCAATGATTGACGGATCGACTTTAGCTATCTCGATGATGGTCTCGATGGTCTCCTGCTGACGATTGCGGAACGATGGCCCTGCTCGGCAAGAAACGCTGTACTGGCCCTTGGTCAGGTCGTTCAGGGTGACAATCTCGCCCGTCTGCTGATCAATGATCGGCTCGTTCAATACCTGCATCTCGCTGCTGCCATCCTCGTACAGCAGTCTGACTGTGCGCTGGGCATCATAGACCTTGGGAATAGCCTTGACCAAGATGTCTCCAGTGGCAGCAATAGCCGCTTCCAGTGCTCGGAAATACTTGATCGTGCCGTTGTCGCCTTTGGATTGAAGGCTCTCGATAGCCACGCCTGACTGAAGCCCTGGGTTGTCTCCCATTGAGGCAGCGAACATTCCCGCAGTCTGGCCTATGATCTGGCGCATTGACTCGGAGATTGTGCGAAGCCCTGGGTTAACCTGCGCTCCACCCTGCTGCATGGGAGCGCCTGGCATCTCAGGGTCTACGTTGTAGAACTGAACTGGGTCGGAGTTAGTGTTGAGCGTAGCCAGTGCGTCCTCATGCCCTGCTGCTTGCGTCAGCGTCATCCAGTACTTGGCTCTCGGAGCCAGAGCACCTTCCTCGATCTCCCTAGAAAGCGAGTAATTGAGCACACGCTGCGGGTCAAGCAGCTTCTCGACGACACCCCAATAGATTGTCTTGTTCTCGACGATCTTGAAGTTGCCGTACAGTGGGACGATAGGAATGCGGTCGAAGATGGTCTCTTCCTCATCCTCCAGCCAGTTGGTCTGGTCAAAGAAGCGTGAATAGACCTTGGTCTTGTAAGCCTTGCGAGTCCTGACCTCCTCGATGCCGAGCAGTGTCAGCTCGTCCTTTACCTTCTTGAAGTCATCGTCAATAGAGTAGACAGCGCCATTAGACATGAGCACCAGCTCGCAGGCTTCTTGACTGACGTAGAACAACTGACCTACAACGATCACCTGCCCCTTGTCATAGTAGGCGTCACCCTCTCTGTCGATTGAGACAGACGCTTGAGAGCCTTCAGGGTATCGCTTGACGTACTCCTGAACTGACATTGCGTGAAGCAGGAAGGCGTACTGGGCGTCCGACTTGTCTTGCAGATAAGAAGCAGGGTCGAACCAGACTCTATCAATAAAGTTAGCAACAGGCTCAATCACCAGGTCTTGGTCAAATGACTGCGGATCAGAATACTTGTGGCTGATCATCCAGCCATCGTAGCCAGTGGTGACCATTCCTCGACCGGCATTGACGTAGATATCTTTAGCTCGACTGATTGACTCGATGTTACGCACCAGCCCATCGATCACCATAGCAGTCTCTTTAGACGCTGGGCCTGACATTGGAGATACCTTGATGTCGAAGTCGGCAAGCTCGATGGAAGCAGTCACTTGATCGATGATGGGATTGACCTGGTCGAAGGTGTACCGAGGCTTGCCGACATTGTTCGTCCACCAATAGGGTTCCCACTGGCCATCTCGCTTATCGACAAAGAGGTGCGCCTCGCGGGCCTTCTCTCGGTTGTCGTGATCAGCCTCTTGAGCTGAAGACATAAGATTGAGCACTGACTGAAGGCTGTCGAAGTCAATTGTGTAATCGCTGTTGTCGCCTGATCCGTATTGAGCCATCAATTCCACCCCTTAAATTTAATCTGCTTGACCTGCACTTTCTCGCCCTTCTTGCTTTGAGCGAACTGCCTGAAAGCGTCTGCGCCCTCTGAGTGTTCGTCGTGCAATGGCATATCCATGAACCTGCCGTTCGTTGCGCTCCACCGCTTTCGGTATCTATCGAGGTGGATGATACCGGCCTTGCAGGCTGTCTCGTCGAACCAGACCGTAGCGAACGAATCGCGGGTCACTTGTATTCCGTGATTGATCTCATCGACCCTCGGCACCAGCTCGATGTTCTTCAGCCCCAGCCTGTCTAGCATTTGCTGAGGTGAGACGTTGGCAAGCTGCCCTTGTCGCACATGACCGGCATCGTGCGGAAGGTAGTGTATACCCCAGACGTAGCCCAGCTTCTGCATCTCGCTGACATAGTGCGCGTAAGGCTCGCCCCAGCCTTCGATGAATCCAATGAAGTTATCGTTCTGCCCGATCTTCTGGTGCAGCCAGATAGCGGTGCCATCAGAGGAGCCAATGTCCCAATAGGTATTCACCGGATAGCCTGGCCGGTGCGGTAGTGTGGTTATTCTGCCTTGCTTTCGAACGGCTGTCATCTGCGCTGAGTAGTAGCAGCCCTCGGTTGACTGCTGGAACGCCTCGTCTGGAGTGCTCGGATACTCCTGCCACATCCTTTCCTCTTGCCCGCTGAAGTCTGAATCGCGGGTTGAGCACCACCAGGCGCGTTGCTCTTGGCTGAGTGTACAGCCCTGATCCTGCTCAATCTTGTCAAAGTATTCGTTATCAGTTGCGGTAATCACCACGCCAGCGCAGGGCATCTTGTATCGAGGCTCGACCCACCACGGGAAGAAGTTAAACTTAAACTCCTTGTGCGTGAGCGTGTTTCCGCTTTGTTCTTTCTGCATAGCCAGGCGGCACATATCATAGAACGCGCCCTCCTGACCCTCTGCGGTTGACTCAATGAAGATGACGCCGTTGCTGGTCACGGACGGGATCGAGCCAGTGATGACCTCGTTCGCTCGGTCGGGGAACTTAGCGCATATCTTGCCGAATTCGGAAACGTGCAGGTACTGCAACGTCCCGCCCCGTGCGCTGGTTGCCACCGAGATCGCGCTGTTGTTGTGCGCGAACAGCAGCTCGGTCTGACTATCGCGGGCCAAGGGCATGACCTGCCGCAGCGTTGCAGGGAGGTTGTTATAGGCAAACTGCACCTTGTCGCGGAATATAGTCTTTGCCACGCCCTCGGTCTGGGCAACGATTGAGGCTCGGACGTTATCGCGGAATAACACGCAGTCGAGGAAGTAGATAGCAATCAGGGTAGTGAAGCCGAGCTGTCGAGCCTTGAGGATGATATTACGGTGGTGCATATTCTCCAGCAGTTTGATCTGGGAGGCATTGGGAAGGAATGGCACTGCCAGGTCTTCTTCGCCATCGTCACCCTTAATCATAATCTTGTAGAGACATCCGCTGGTGAGCCTCCACATCGGGTCTTGCAGCATAGCCTTGAGATCGTCAACAGTGGTCATTTTGGCCCTAGAGTTCTGCCCTTGATCTCACCCAGTAGAACTGAGATAGGCCCACCATCCTCACCCATGTGCTCCTGCTGGATTCTTTCTGAATAACCATGTTTAGTCAGAATCAGCTTGGCAATAGTGGGATTCAGGTCACCTGTTAAACTGCCGTTGAGCAGCTTTCTCTCTTGTGCTCTTAGACACTTAGCAACAATGTCAGAAAACTCTTTCTTGTTAGGGTCATCGCACCAGTCGTAGATGGTCTCGCGTGTGATACTTAGCTCAATAGCTAGTCCCGCCATTTGGGGAATAACGTCACCGCAATCAGCATAACCGCCGTCCACATAGGCTTTGGCCTTGGCTAATATTTCATCGTTGTACTTAGTCGGTCTGCCGCCTGGCATTACTCATACCTCGCTGGCTTTGATTTCTTTGCCATCGACATAGCAATGGCGATAGCCTGTTTCTGAGGCTTACCCGACTTCATCTCAGCCCTGATGTTCTTGCTGATCGTCTTCTTGCCATAACCTTTTTTAAGCGGCATTATAGCCTCCGGCCAAAATGTTTTCCCCATAGGGGCAGTGATTGCATCATACCCGCCCTTAATCCCAAAGGCAAAAAAGCCCCAATAATCTTGCCAAGCGTGATGCGAGTTAACACTGCGCTGGCCGCATGAAAATCTCGCGCATCCTCGAGGGTAACTGGTAACTCTCCCTAAGGAGAGAGTTAGCTAAAGTTACCCAATTTCGGCTGTTTTGCCCCCCCTTTGGGTAACTGAGTTACCTCGTAAAAGTTACCTAGTTACCTGAATCAATATACAGTAGTTTTACCCTGTTTTTCTCATCATCATGGCGCTTGCTTCAACCTCGTCGAGCATGATCCAGCCATGCTCATGCGATGCAATAATCTCGCCTATCAGCAGATCGCTGACAGGCTTTCCGATCGCCGATGGCTTGGTGTACATTTTGGCCGTGCCTTCTGTCAGCCCCTGGTTGGCAACAAGGTATTCAATAAACGCCGATCTTGACACATACGGCACCCCGCCTCGCTCCTCTGCCCCGCCATGCCACCAGGCAGACTCAAACATCTTTTTGTGCTTTGAGAGCTTGTCCTGCTTTTCCGTCTTGGCGGGAGCATCTGCTGCCACGATCACGGCGGACGTTACCTGCTCGCCATCCTCATCGAGCCAGCCGGTGATTGGCACAGACTTCAGGTGGACGTAAAGCGGCAGAGCTGTCTCAGCGTCCTTGCTCTTGCGCTGCACGATCTCGATGGGGGCATCCTCGGCCTTTGGCGGCACTATGCTGATCTCGATATCCAGAGCGCCACGCCATGCGCTTGATCCTCTGGCACGGTGCTGGGCCTCTTCTGAAACACCAGTGTGATGCACCAGAAGCACGGAGCAGGAAAACTCCTGCATCAGAGCGTTGCAGGCGTCCAGCATGGTCTTGGCGTCTTGTGCGGAATTCTCGTCGCCCAAAAGGAAACGATGTAGGGTGTCCACGATGATGATGCTTGGCGTTATGCCCCCGCCCCGTATCGCGTCCCGTACTCGCTGGTAGCCAGCCGGGGTATTCAGGTCGCAGCCATCGCGGGAGAGGTGCATATTCAGGCTTCCTGAGACATTGCCGCCAGCATGATACTGCTTCCACGCTGCAATGCGCCCACGCAGGCCGTGATGGCCTTCCCCGGCAAGGTAGACCACTGCCCCTGCCTTGACCCGATTGCCTTGCCAAGTTGTTGTGTTGTCGGCATTGGCAGAGGCAATGCGAAGGCATATATCGAGCACCACAAAGGTCTTGCCGCCCCCGGACGGGCCGTGGACCATTATCAAAGCATCCTGCTGGAGCCAGTGCTTGACCAGCCAGCCGATGGGGGAGGGCTGGGCGCAGAAGGAGTCGGCGGGGATAAGCCACCCATCCGCCTTTGGCAGTAGCAGGCCGATCAGGTCATGCCCCGCTTGAGCGTAGTCGTTCGCGTCCCCAGGCAGGGGCGGCATGATGACCCTTGCACCGTACTTCGCCGCCGCTTGCTCGGCGTATCTCATGCCAACGCCTGACTCGTCATTGTCGGCCACGATGACCAGATCATCGTGCTGGCGTCTGATTATCTCTGCCACAGGCACAAGGTTGCTTGCGCTGTAGGAGATGAAGACGGGAGCGCCCGTCACTTCGTGGATGGTCGCTGCGGTCGCGAAGCCTTCGGCCAGATAGACGGTCTTCGCGCCATCGACCACGCCAACGCTCCAATACCTTGCGCCGGTCTGGCCGCCAGGGTGGTACTTCTTCTCGCCGTCTGCGCTGATGTATTGCAGGGAGGAAAGCTCGCCTGCATCATCATACAGCGGCACGATCAGGCGGCCATCGCCAGTCACTCTTGCCCCGTGCGGGTGTACGCCCTTGCGGGCCAGATAAGGGTGGTCCGCACTGGCTGCTCCGGCATTGACCCATATCTCGCTCACCGTGTCCGCAGCCACCTCTCTTGATCGCGCCAGCTCCTCGTCGCGCATCCTGCGGGCCTCGGCCATGCGGCGGCTGTTTGCCATCTCCTCGGCCACCGTGAGCTGGCGGCCAATATCGGCCTTGAAAGGATGCTCCAGCCCAAGCCGCCAGCAGCCGAAGTGACCGGCAGGGACGCCATCGAGGAAGCCGACATAGAAGCCGCTTTTGTCCTGCCCGCCTCGGCCTTTGGTGCCTGTCCGGAAGCGGTGAATCTTGCCATCGAATACGATGTGATCGGGAGCCTCAAGCCCTGCCGCAATCATGGCCTCCCGCATTTGTATCTCAGGTGGGGTGACCACAACGCCCTGCGCTGCCGGGGGCGACCACGGGCCGCCGAGTATCTGGGTAAGGTCTGCCATTAGATTATGAACTCCATTTTGTTTGATTTTTTTAGATTATCTGAAGCCCATAATGGGCGAAGGTTGGTAAAATGATTTAATGCGATAACGTCTTGCTCTGTTTTTGCGCTTGAGATTGGCACTATATGGTCAATGTGCCATTGTGGAAAGTTATGCCACCCCATGCCCTTTGTGAATTGCTTTTCGATGTGGCATCTAAATGCATCATTAGAGCAGCCAATAATATTCTCTGTCGCAGACCCTTTCTTAAAATTCATTGACCGAAGCGACTGTCTAACAAGGCATGAAACTCTATGCTTTAAAGCAAAAACTGGATCATTTTTTCTTCTATTCCCCTGCCTTTTTCGTGATGCGGCAATAACTTTTTCAGGGTTTCTTTGTCTCCATGCCAGCGTGTAACCTTGGTATCTTTGCGGGTCTGCACGTCTAGCCTTCAGCACATTAATGTGGCGCTTTGCTTTCTGATCATCAGTGTATAGTCGTTTTGGCCTAAGAACTTCCCTATCTAACTTGCAGGCAACGCACGTTCTTGTGCTGACCATACGCTCTGCAATATGACCTCGCACACAAGGATTTCCGGTGAAGTATCTGAAAACGCCTGATTTCCTTGCTTCATTTAGGCTGATTGGCGTCATTTGCCTTCAGCCTCCCGCCAGATTTTACCTCTAGCTCATATTGACGAGCACTCGGAACCGTATCACCCCATCTGCTGATATTGTGCGGCCAAATGCTTAAAGCCTCGGCCAATTGCTTAATCCCTCCAAAATGCTCAATTGCGTCTTGTGTTTTCATTACCACTCCGGTGTTGATGCTAGGTGTTGACATAGTACAGAAGTATAAATATGATGTAAACCGTAGCCCAACGTGCAATGTGCAGACCGGGTTTTTAAAGGTGACAAAATGGCTATACAACTAAGATCAACCAAAGGCATTCATGCCTCTGGAGTCAAAATGCTTGTTTATGGCGCTTCAGGCGCTGGCAAAACGCACCTGATAAGCACCATGCCAGACCCGGTGATATTTTCAGCAGAGGGCGGACTTCTATCCATAGCAGACAAGGATTTGCCCTTTATTGAAATTGTGGATATGGCGAGCTTGGTAGAGGCTTATCAATGGCTGACAGGCTCAGATGAAGCAAAGCATTTCCAAAGCATTGCGCTGGACTCAATATCGGAGATTGCCGAAGTGGTTTTGAGCGCCGAGAAAAAGCGCACAGTGAACGGCAAACTTGTGGACCCGAGGCAGGCATACGGACAAATGCAGGAGCAAATGGGCGACCTCGTAAGATCGTTTCGAGACATACCGGGGAAGAATGTTTATTTTTCGGCAAAACTTGAAAAGTCAGCAGATGAAATGGGGAGAGTCTCTTATGCGCCGTCTATGCCCGGAAACAAAATGGCGCAATCAATGCCGTTTTATTTTGACCTCGTAATGGCCCTGCGCGTAGAAAAGGACGCCGAGGGCGTTGCCCAACGCGCCCTGATGTGTGACTCAGACGGCCTGTGGCTTGCCAAGGATCGCAGCGGCAAGCTGGACGCATGGGAAGCCCCAGACATTGGAGCAGTCATTAACAAGATCGGCGGTGCAATATGAGCCTGTCCGACTTGTCAGCACAATGGATGGCGGCCAAGGACGCCGAGAAAGCAGCTCAGGAGGAGCGCCGACTGATTGAGGACAGGATGTTGTCCTTGATCGGCCTGCCGGAGGCATTTGATGGCACCGAGAACGCCGCTGCGCCAGGCTTCAAGATCAAACTGGTGGGTCGCTTGAATCACAGGATCGACAGCGACAAGCTGCAAGAGATTGCCGCAGAGAATGGCCTGACAGATCACCTGTCGAGCCTCTTCCGCTGGAAGCCTGAGATAAATGTCAGAAGCTGGAAGGCTGCTGACGAGAGCATCACCACCGCATTGCTTGAAGCAATTACAACAACACCCGGACGTCCGTCCTTTTCAATTGAACATCAGGAGAAATAAACATGGCCTTTTTAAACGAGACTTTCAGCACCGACGACCTGCCAAAAGGCAACACAGGCGACTACACCCCGCTGCCAGATGGCTGGTACACGGCGAGCATCGCTGCGGCAAGCCTTGAGACTACCAAGGCAGGTACAGGCCAGTACATCAAGGTGCGCTATGACATTACCGGCCCCACGCATCAGGGGCGGGTGGTGTTCGGCAACCTCAACATCCGCAATCCAAACCCCAAGGCCGAGGAGATCGGTCGGCAGCAGCTTGGTGATGTAATGCGCTCGATTGGTCTGGCGAAGGTCTCCGACACCGATCAGCTTATCGGCAACCGTTGCTCGATCAAGCTGACGACAAAGACCTCCGAAGGGTACGAGCCGTCGAATGAGATCAAGGGCTGGAAGGCCATCGAAGGCGGCGCAATGCCCAAGCCTGCTGCACCGGCAGCCGCTGCAAGCACGGCAGCAACGCCACCAGTCTCCCCACCCTGGGGCCGCAAATAATAACAGCAGGGCAGGGGCGGGAAACCGTCCCTGTAATTTTATGACCGCAATTCCCGAAGCAATGAATACCCTTTCGGCCATGATCGACGCCGCGCACGAAGCCCGCGCCGAGAAGCCACGCCCCCACATGGGCTGCTCACAGCTTGGCGAGCAGTGCGAGCGCAAGATGTGGCTGTCCTTTCGCTGGGCGGTCATCGAGCCGTTCCCCGGTCGCATCCTGCGCCTGTTTCGACGCGGGCAGAGGGAGGAGGAAACAGTTGTTTCCGACCTGCGATCTGTCGGGTGCCATGTGACGCACACCGGGCAGGAGCAAAGCCGGGTTGATTTCGGAGGCCATGTGTCGGGCAGCATGGACGGAATCATCGAGTCGGGCGTTCCAGAGGCACCGAAAAAGCCGCACATTTTGGAGATCAAAACCCACAGCCTGAAGTCATTTAATGAGCTGGAAAAAAGCGGGGTGCAGCTTGCCAAGCCGGTCCACTGGGCACAGATGCAGGTGTATATGCTGGGCGCAAAGGTGGACCGCGCCCTGTACTACGCCGTCTGTAAAGACGATGACCGCCTATACACCGAGAGAGTGCGCCTGTGCGAAGAATCAGCAAAGGCATACGTGGATCGGGGCCAGCGCATTGCGTTGACTGAGCGTATGCCTGAGCCGATTACCGGCGCATCGCCAGCCTGGTACATCTGCAAATTCTGCCCCGGGCATGGCTTCTGCCACAAGACGCAAAAGACCGAACAGGTCAACTGCCGTACCTGCGCCCATGCCACGCCAAAGGATGATGGCACATGGCACTGTGCTCGATGGGGCGACACGATACCGACCGAGGCGCAGTATGCCGGGTGCGATAGCCATGTGCTGCATCCTGATCTTGTGCCTTGGAAACTTTCTGGCGGATTCGGTGATTGGTCGGCAGCCTATGAGATCGAAGGTCAGGAAGTTATAAACGGCGAGGACGGATACAGCAGCGCAGAATTGCTGGCGAACCTTGCGCTGGCCTTGAGCGGCGATGAAAACGTGGCAGCGATGCGTGAACAATTTGGGGCGAGGATTACAGCATGATATTTCCAATCGTACAAACGAGCCAATCTGGAGACAATGCCGAGGTGGTTTGCCCGTCTTGCGGAGAATCATACACGCATCATTTGGTCGTTAAATCAATCACTCGTTATTGCGAAGATGATAAAAAAGGAACGTCCGTTACCGTTCGCGGTCACAATGTTTCATTTTCAAATGATGCAGAAACAGACAATGCAAGCGCCAGGCGCGATTCTTTTTCCATAAAGTTTACGTGTGAAGGCGGGTGCGACGATTTTATATTGGCTTTTTCACAGCACAAAGGCGTTACTTTTTTGCACACAAGCATAATCAAAGGCGCTGGCTGCTCTTGGTTTAACACAGGGGACGACGACAATGCTCCGTGAATACCAACAACGCGCCATCACCCAGCTCTATGAATGGTTTGGAGAAAATGGTAATGGAAACCCATGCTTGGTGCTGCCAACCGGGTCAGGCAAGAGCCACATCGTAGCGGCACTGTGCAAGGATGCTTTGCAGAACTGGCCTGAAACGCGAGTGCTCATGCTGACGCACGTTAAAGAGCTGATCAGCCAGAACGCCGAAAAGATGCGCCAGCACTGGAAGGGTGCGCCGATGGGCATCTATTCCGCCAGCCTGAACAGCCGCAACCTTGCCGAGCCGATTACCTTTGCGGGCATCCAGTCGGTGCGAAACAAAGCCGATCAGATTGGCTACGTTGACCTTATTATCGTAGACGAGTGCCACCTGATCGGCATCGCAGAAACAGGTGGTTACAGGATGCTGATTGACGCTCTGACAACAATCAATCCAATGCTGCGCGTGATCGGCTTGACCGCCACGCCGTACCGTCTTGGGCACGGCATGATTACCGACAAGCCAGCCATATTTGACGCCCTGATCGAGCCAGTAAGCATCGAGGAGCTGCTGCACAAGGGCTATCTGGCCCCGCTGCGCTCCAAGGTGACACGCGAAAAGCTGTCCGTTGACGGACTGCACAAGCGAGGAGGAGAGTACATCGAGTCAGAGATGCAGGAGGCTTTCGACACCGAAGACCACAACCGCGCAGTGGTGGATGAGGTCATAGGCTTTGCCGAGGATCGCAAGTCATGGCTGTTCTTTTGCGCTGGGGTGAAACACGCCGAGAACGTGGCGGCGGTCCTGCGTGATCGCGGCATTGCAGCGCAGTGCGTCACCGGCAAGACGCCCAAGAAAGAGCGTGAGGCGATTCTGAAAGACTTCAAGGCGGGCAGGCTTCGTGCCGTGACCAATGCCAATGTGCTGACCACCGGCTTTGACCACCCTGACATTGATCTCATTGCTATGCTACGCGCCACTGCATCGCCAGGCTTATATGTCCAGATGGCTGGCCGAGGGCTGCGGCCAAAGTCGCACACCGATCATTGTTTGGTGCTGGATTTTGCGGGAGTGGTAGAGGAGCACGGCCCCATCACTCGCGTCAGACCGCCGAGCAAGAAGGGTGTGGAAGGAAAAGGCGAAGCACCTGTAAAGGTGTGCGAGAGCTGCGGGGAGTTGGTGTACATATCTGCCACCGTTTGCCCAGCCTGCGGAGAGGCGTTTCCAGAGCCTTTTAAAAAGCCGCTGGTGCTGCGTGACGTTGACATAATGGGCATGGACGCTATTGAGATGGCCGTCACAGACTGGCGATGGCGAGAGCACACCAGCAGGGTAAGCGGCAAGCAGATGATCGCGGTGGACTATTACGGCGCGCTGTCCGATCCTCTCATCACCGAGTTCTTTACCATCCTGCACGATGGCTACGCAGGACAGCGAGCAATGCAAACGCTGGCATCAATAGCCGCACAGTGTAATGCTCTGGATGCTGTCCGGTCGGATGACCTATCCGAGATCGCCGCACGGCTGTCAGCGGGCAGGCTTCCCAAGCTGATCGAGTACAAGAAAGATGGAAAGTACTTCAGAGTCACCAAACGAGTATTTTGAGGTTTGATATGTACAAGACCCCGGCGTTCATCAGCGAGTGGTACAACCGGCGACCGCCAAAGTGCTGCCACACTTGCGAAAGCTTCTTTATAAAAAGTGGACGGTGCATCAAGTTCGAGCAGATCGTCCCAGAACAATTTGCACAGGAGATTGACCAATGCGCCGAGTGGCAAGAGTTAAGAATACCGTTTTGAAGTGCGCCGATGTAGCGGGCCGGGTGCCGACTGAGCATGAGGAGCAGCGCGAGCTGGTGGCATGGTTCCGCCGCCAGTATGAGGGAGTGCGTATCTTTGCCATCCCCAACGGCGGATCGCGCTCCCAGCGCGAGGGAGGGAGGCTGAAGCTGGAGGGCGTCAGCGCAGGAGTGCCTGACCTTTATATCCCGGCATGGCACTGTTGGATCGAGATGAAGCGGCAAAAGGGCGGAATCTTATCAGCAGAGCAGAAGGACTGGCGCGACTACCTCCAGAGCATTGGCGACACATGGCTGGTTGCAAAGGGCTGCCAGGATGCACAGCGGCAGATAATAGATAAAATAGAACACCCCGCCCGCAATCAATAGAAACTATTTGTATAAAATGTGTATACATAAGGGCAAGGAGTGGTTATTGTACGCACATGGTCAGGCACAAAGCAGGGCCGACAAACAAGGAGCAAGCAAGATGTACAAGACTCAGCAGCAGGCAGATAGAACAAGAGCCATTTGGCAGGAGGCGCTGAACACCACGGAGAGCGATGAAGCCCGTGTGATGGCTTGGGATGCTGGCGACAACGCTGCTGAAACCTGTGCCGAGAATGGTCAAGCCCGCCTTAATGAAAAAGGTTGTCTTTCTGATGAGTTCCTTTATTGGTGGGAGCTGTCACTGATCAGCATCCTGTCTGACTCACGCGACACTTCGGCTCACGCGTATTTTGCAAAGCGCGGGATTACTGCTTAACCACCCCCGGCCACGGACGGCCTGAACTGAGGTAAACACCATGCAAAAAATATTCGGCGCGATCTATCGACACTTGCAAGACAAAAACATAAACAAAGCGGTGGAAAATGCCAGAAGGCAGGCAGCAAGGCTGGAACAAGCCATACAGCTCATGACGGACTTTGAAGGCAAGCTGCTCCAATCGTTTGAGGAGATGCAGAACCTAAAAAACGCCTTGGAAGCGCAGGGGCATATGTGCTGCGTCTTCACACTCAACAATGGCCTCTGCGGGCTTGTCGATCCAAGTGGCGACCTCATTGCGACTTGTTTTCGAGAATCGTCTGTAGACTAAACCAACCACGGCCAAGGACGGCCATCACCAAGGAGCCAAAATTGAAAGACAAAAACATCAACATCCGCGTCACATCTGAACAGCATATGCAGATTATGCGAGCAGCCCGCAAGCTGGGCCTGACAGTGTCGGCATACATTCTTATGCTGGCCGAAGGAGCGCAGAAGTGAGTGAAACCAAAGCGATGATACTAACCCTTCTCTGCGCCTTTCTTGTTGGCGCGATGGTGATCCTATGAGCGCATACGGATTCTGGAAACGCGCCCGCCCATTGAGCGATAGCGCATTTACCAAGGGCTTCATTATGACCCTGATGAATAGAGAACGCGCCCGCCTTGCCAAGCGCATACGCGCACTGGAGACCAAGCTCGGAAGGCCGCACAGGCACCTGAAGCAGTGCGGGGCGGTGCAGTATGTTTGACTACGATGACGACGAGCGGCCAACGCTGCGCCAGCGATGGTACCAGCAAGACCTACGCAGGCACCCAGACTGCCGTGATCCAGATCATCCGGGTTGCCCATCATGTGAACCAGAGGAAGACGAGGAGGAGAATGATGATAGTCCGAGAAATTAGCCCCAAATGGTTCCGTTTAGACGCTGAAGGACTGGTGTTCTTCGGCTACACCAAAGAGCAAGTGTGGCACAAATATCAGGCGTGGATACGCCAGTATGATCTGAGGAGAATGAGATGAAAGAAGAACTAACACTGCGCGACTATTTCGCCGCTGCGGCTTTGCAAGGAATGCTGGCCGACAGCAAATTGGAGGCAGAGTATTCAGAGTTCGCGAGGCGGGCTTACAGGCTGGCGGATGCAATGCTCAAGGAGCGTGGATATGCAAATGACAGAGCGTGAACAGTTTGAGGCATGGTGGCCGTCAGTGGGGCAGACAATTGGGAAAGCTGCAGCATGGGAAGCATGGCAAGCCGCCACAGCCCTGCAAGATCAGCGGGTGAGGGAGCTGGAGGATGCGCTTCGCGGTCTTTTGCAATTAGCTGGCGAAGACCTTCGGCTTGACGACATTGACCTTTGCAAAGAGATGCGGGACGGACTGAAAGCACTAAGCGCCACGGCGCGGGAGAGTTGAGATGAAATACAGAAAAAGGCCAGTGGTGATTGATGCAATTCAGTGGACGGGAAAAAACCTTGAAGAATGCCAAGTTTTTCTTGGCGATAGTTATATGAATTTTGCAGAGAGGCATCCCGGCGGCATAAGTGAAATACACATTAGGACGCTAGAAGGCAAGCACCTAGCAAGCTGTGGCGACTATCTGATACGAGGCGTCAAAGGCGAACACTACGCCTGCAAGCCGGACATTTTTGACATGACATATGAAGCTGTCACGGCGCGGGAGGTGAGCAATGAACGCTGAACTGGAGCAATGGATAAACAACAAGGCTTGCCCGCTGTACTTCCACGACAAAGAAAATGATGAAGGATACGATGGCCGCGCAATTATGGTGAGCGATATGGAAAAGCTGTTCGATGGTAAGGTGCTGGTGCCGGTGGAGCTGCTGAAAGAGATGCGGGTCTACCTGAGCAGTAACCGCCTATCAAACCAACTGCGGGCCATCATAGGGGACAAACCATGATCTCCGCCCTGTTCTGCGTAGCCAGTGCGATATACTTTGAAGCCCGTGGCGAGCCTATAGAAGGCCAGGCAGCGGTCGCGTGGGTGATCTACCACCGCACAGCAGCACCGGGCTACCCGGACACGGCCTGCGAGGTAGTCACCGAGGACGAGCATCGAAGGGGCGAGTGTCAGTTTTCGTATATGTGTGACGGGCTGCGCGAGGACATCCACGATGATTGGGCATACGCCAAAGCTCTGCTGGTCACAATGTTAACGGCAGGGAACTTCCTTCCTGATCCCACGGGCGGGGCAACACACTACCACGCGACCAGAGTCCGTCCTTGGTGGGCAGCGGAATTGGAGCGAACAACAAGAATCGACAACCATATTTTCTACCGGGGGCGATAATGAGATTTACGAAACTCACAACAACGGCAACCACACCGACACGCGGAACGCCAGGCGCAGCAGGGCTTGATCTGTACGCTGACCAAGATGCTTTTATCGTGGATTACGCTTCAATAATGGTCGGCACCGGAATCGCTGTAGAAGTGCCAGAAGGTTATGTCGGCTTGCTGTTTTTGCGCTCAAGCATGGGAAAGACAGGCGTTTCGCTGACTAACTCCGTGGGCGTGATTGACAGCGATTATCGCGGAGAGCTGAAGCTCTGCTTGACGTACTCAATCGGCAATGGCGGACATTTTATCAGGCAAGGCGACCGCATAGCGCAACTGGTTGTGCTGCCAGCGCCGACATTTGATCTCACTGAAGTAGATGTGTTGACCCCCACGGATCGTGGCGCAGGCGCATTTGGGAGCACTGGAAAATGAGGAGCAACACTTACTATTACAATCTGGAACGCGCTCGCGATCAGCAGAACCCGGAGCGCGAAAAGCTTGCAGCGCAGATTAAAGAGTATCTCGCGAAAGGCGGGCAGATCAAGGAAATACCCAGAGGAGTCCACGCCCAAGACGCACAGCCGATGTCAGTTATCAGAAGGAAGATTGAGAAGGACAAGAATTTCGGGGATGATATCCGGACATAGGCCACTTAGCCTTGTGCTGCTGGTTTTTTCCCTTATTTGTCCAGCAAGAGCTACAAGCAAGCCCCTTCATTGGGGCTTTTTTTACGACAAGAATAAAGCCCTTTCAGCAGATCGTCGGCGGGTCAGTCCAGCTAAAACTTTCCCGCCAGCTTTATTCCACTTCAAGAACTCGTCTGCTGCTGCATCAATCTCGCCGCGAGAGTACTTCATTCTTAGCGTGCTGGCTTGAAGGTTGCCTAGTCCCACGTTGAAACTAAAGCTGACAATTGCGTCAAACTGAGACTGGCTATCAACAGCAGCAGGACATAGTCGTAAAACCCCAGCCTCAAATTTACGTAAATCCGCCGCAAGTAGCGCATCAATTTCGTCAGCATCCCACACCCGATTATGTTCTGATTTAAGTGCATAAGAGGCTCTTTCAGGCGTTTTGAGACGCGCTTGGTCAGGGTACAGTACATGACCATACCCTATTGTCCAAAGCCCAGCAGGGCAGCGATAAGGGCTGTTGTGGCAACCCTCAAAGCTCTTGATTAATTGGATGCCAGCCTCAGATATGCTCATTTTGAGAAGGCACGTCCCCCAAAGTGGAATGCGATTATTGCGGCCAGTATCGACATCTCATCGTCGCTAAACACCATGTTCATCGCGTCAGCAAAAGCCACGCCAGTAGAATAGGCGTACCAGATACCGGCCACGTCTACGACTACTAACAGAAGCACAAAGATGTACGTCACGATGGGGCGGACGCTGGCTCGCAGGTTGATTACCCAGGTTGACCCGCCTTCTCCGATTTTCATATCGTGCTTGTACATAGCAAGACGTTCTTGGGTCTGCGTCTGCATGGCGATCTGTTCTGTCTTGATTTCTTCCACCGCTGCCTGTGCGATAAAGCCTTCTTTTGCCAGAGCAATCTCGCGCTCACGATTAGCGGCCATCAGCGCCAGTTCGTGTTTCTTGTCGCCACGGTCTTGGACGAAGTCCAGCACTTTAGGCAGACCGCCAGAGGCAAAGCCGAGCAGGGTAGAGATTAGGGTCATCATTGTTTGTTACCTCAAATTTGTGATAATGCCGACAGTAAACATAATAAGAATCCCAGTCAGCCCCAGCAGAGCAACAATGGTCAGCGTGTTTATAATAAAGTTTCGCATCTTTCTACGTTGAGCCTGGAGTGCTCTTGCGCGGGTGTCTTTAATCTTGACTCGATCACGCATCATCGCCGTGTATTCTTCAGTACCCCATCTCCAGACGATTAACTCTCTGAGTTCCTTCTCTTGCTGCTCGATCTTCTTACGTGCAAACAGTGCCTGGAGTGCTTGTTGTTCAACACTGCCTTTAGCGACTAGCTTTTTAAATAAGGGCGGGTCTTTGGCTTCCTCCTCCGCATTTTTGACATCAGAAACAGCACCGAACCAAGTCCCCAGTTGACCGCCCATATCTTCCAGTTCACGCCCCATCTCAATGCCCTTCTTGATGGCTTTGTAGGCGCTTGTGGCTATGGCTAAGGCTGAGACGGGGTCAATCATTCAGGGCTATCTCCACCGCTAAGTTTACTCCAGGCACCAAGCATGAGCAGACCAAGGACAAAAACTGTCCCTGCTCGCGCTACAGTCTGCCAGACGACTTTCTTCATGCCGCGCCAGTCGGTAATCAGGGAGCGAAGGTCTCTCACATCGTTGCCAGCGTCCTCGTCGTGGAGGCCAACCTCTTTGAGGACGGACTTGAGTTCTTCCCGCACGATCTGGCGTAGGGCTATCTCATCTATGTTCATGGGTCACTCCAATGTTTGGATTTGAGCCGCAAGTGCATTGAGTTGTGCAATCAGCTCTTCTTTGGTTGGGGCGGCCGGTGCAACGACTTCTGGTTCAGTGGGCGCTGTAAATACGCCGTTAGCGTAAGTCCAGCCAATGCCGCCTTCGGTTGCTTCAATAAGATTTGGCTTGAAATCAAGCGAGTCAACGACAATAGTGTTTATGATAACGCCGTTAGCGTCTAGTTGATGTGCGTTCATGAAATCCCCCAAATAGTCATTGTGCCTGCTCCGCCTGCTCCGCCTGCGCCACTATTAAATCCATCTCTTGAGGCCCCGCCACCACCACCGCCACCGCCCCCTGTACCGCCAGCGCCACCAGCAGAAGCCGCAGCAACTGCGCTTGACCCCCCACCACCGCCACCCGCCCCAGAGTATGGGTACACTCTAGCAGCACCAGCCGTTCCAGCCGAAGGAACAATGCCTGACGCGCCAGCAGCACCGCCAGTTCCGTTTGCGTATGAGTTTGCACCACCCCCAGCGGCGGGTTGCGGCGTAGCATCAAGGTCTGATACTGGGCCACCGCCGCCACCGCCGCCTCCGCCAAAAATTGACCCTCCCCCTTCTCTGCCCCCAGCACCATTTTGCGGCGAAGCCCCGCCAGAACCGCCTCCGTGTTCGGCAAAATATCCGGCACTATTGTTGAAACTTCCTGCGCCGCCACCGCCAGTGTTTCTGCCGTTTGCACCGGCAGCGCCAAAAAACGTCGATACCGGATTACCCCCAGCGGCTTCCGCACCAGAACCCGCAGTGGGTGTACCGCCCGCGGACGCTGACCCGCCGCCACCGCCTCCATTTGCTATGGTTGAGTTTTCACCGCCCGAACCGCCGCCGCCACCGTATGCGAACAGGTAAGTTCCGAAAGAGGTATTTCCGCCCACCGATCCAGAATTACCTGTCACACCGTTGGTTGTTTTAGCGGCACCTCCAGCCCCTCCTGCCGCAACCGTTGCAGTGACAGACGTTCCAGCCGCAATCCCAGGTATTACAACAGTAGTTCTTGCGCCACCGCCGCCCCCGCCGCCGCCACTAGATGCAGTAAGCGTTGGCTGACGAGTCCCTGACCCGCCACCGCCACCGCCAGCAATACACTCTACTGCGATAGCCGCGTATCCGGGAGGAGTTACAAAGGTAAATGAGCTTGGCGCGTTTCGGAAAAACGATGCCAACAGTACAGAGGTGAAAGCCGTTCCAGTACACTGCACCAAACGAGCCTCGCCCGGGTACATGATGTAGGTTGTAAGCCCATCAATCAGTTCAGAAGAATTCGGGTCAAGCGTAATATCACCAGTACCGCTGTTTCTCAGGTACACAAACCAGCCACTGCCAAGTGTCGCCGCTGCTGTAAAGGTTTGGCTAAACGTGCCGCTGGTAATGTCAATCAACGTACCCTGATCTGCTACACCCAGAATCGTGTTAGATGTACGAGCAGAGCGAATGACAGTCGGAACGGATGAACCAACTACCGTAGCAACACCACTAACTTTCGTGTAGTTGACACAGTAAACAGTCGTCCCGTCACTCTCGTAAATCGCTCGATCACCAACCGCTGTAGTGATGTTCGCAGCACCCGGAAGGTTATTAGTTGTCGCGTTATGCGTCAGCGTCAAGATGCCATCAAAGATCACCGTTCTAGGCCCACGGGTCAGGGTGACAGCAGTGATCGCTGTAGTGCCTGTGATGTGGACTCGGTTGCCTGTTGCGGTGTCCAGATTGATCGTTGCTGCTGAGGCAATAGAAGCGCCTGTATTTATATCTAGAACGCCAGTGATGCCGTTGATGGTCGGCGCAGTCAATGTCTTGTTGGTCAGCGTCTCTGTGCCGGTCAGAGTTGCATACGCCCCTGCCGGTAGATAACTAGCCAGCCATGCAGCGCCAGAGTAAACGCGCATCTCGTTTGAGACCGTGTTGAAATACAAAGCACCCGTTAACAGTGGATTGCCGTCATTGTCCAAGGTTGGATCAGAAGACTTTGGCCCTAGATATCTATCGTCAAAGCTGTCGTATGAAGCAGCAGCACTTGCCGCGCTAGATGATGCCGCGCTTGCCGAGGTGCTCGCGTTACCAGCCTGGGTCGTTGCAATACCCGCTTGGGTTGTTGCAATACCGGCCTGCGTTGTCGCTGTACCTGCGCTTGTGGACGCTAAACCAGCTTGTGTAGTCGCAGTTGATGCAGAGCCAGCAGCAGCAGTCGCAGAGGCAGCAGCAGCCGTTGCAGAAGCCGCAGCAGCAACACTCGTTCCCACCCAGTCACTAGGAGAGGATGCAGGAGTGTCGCCAACAGTTGTTCTTAACGCTGTGTAGAATATCCCATCAGGGCCAACTACGTTCTGACCGACTGTGTAAGTAATAGTCGATACGTAAGCCAGGCTAATCAGCCGCCAGTAAGCAGCCTCAGTAGTCGGGTTTTTATTCAGGTTTGAGTTCTGCAATGACTGATAAAGCAGATTGCTAACAGTAACAACAGCGCCTTCGGTGTACGTTATGCCTGAATTCCAATCGACCGAGTACAGCAGAACCCAGTAACCAGAAGTAGACGCTGGATTGTTGTTGACGTTATTGGCTGCTAGGGAGACGTAGAACTCTCCGTCACTGCCCTGCACTACGTCATTCGCACCGTAAATCTTGGACGATACCCACGCATCACCAAAGGCACTGGTTGTCTGGCCTACTGGATCGCGCACAAGTATCTGAACATTCGCACTGGTGGTCAGAATAGCCTTAGCCACGCCATCGAAGAAGATGTTTGGCTGGCGACCAGCAGCAGTCAGGATCACCGGATTGGTGTTCGGTATCGTGAGGTTAACGTCTGAGTAAGTGGTCTTGGGCGTAGTGGTGCCGGTCTCGTAGAAGTAGATTTTGCCAGAGATCAGAGGATCGCCTGCGTCATCGAAGTATTGTGAATCTAGATCGCCGTAACGCGCTATGGTGCTACCCTCCCGTGATTCGCATGGAATCCCATTTTGTTTTCAGCAGATATTCTGGCGCAGCAAGCGTCAAAGAAATCAAAGAAACTTCCAATCTCAAGATGTACATCAAGCGCCTTTGCTCGGACTCGCCACTTACTATTGTGCCGATTCCAAACAACACCCATAATTCCTGTCTTGCTATTTGAGCAAGCCTTTCTGTTTTTCATGTTTTCACGGTGCGATACACTTCTTAAATTATCCCACCGATTATCAGAGGAGTCCCCATTTATATGATCGACTTCTTCAGGCCATTCTCCATTCATCATTAAAAAGATGACTCTGTGCGCCTTATAAAGTTTCCTATCTATCCTGACGCTGACCCTGTTATCTGCCTTTGACACATAGCCAGCTATAGAGCCTTTTTTGGCAACATTGGAATTTGTTTTCTTCCACACCAACAATCCATTTTCAGGAGTATATTCTAAAAGCTCTTTTGCTCTTTCCTGAGTTACAAGCGCCATTATTGTTGCTCCTGGGACTGCCTAGACTGGCTTTGCAATGATGCTGTCAAAGCAGGAATGGTTGCTTCAATCAGCGCCATCTCTTGAGGTGATCCGGCTTTTGTGTTGTTTAATTTTAGCAGAAAATTACGCATTCCGGCACTTTCATAAATTCGACCAATACCCGAAACAGTGCCAACCGAAAGCGCCGTTATTAGAGGCTCTGCTACTGACGCTCCACCAATTGCAAAAGGAACTAGCTGCTGGCCTGTTTGCGGATTGACACTTGCTTGTTGCGCCCGTCGAGTAGCATTTAGCAGGCGAGTGAATCCAGACAACGCCTCTTTATCCGCGCCTTCAAAGAAAATGTCTACAGCCTGCATTCTATTCTGGCGGCCCAAAGCAGTAGCGAACCTGTCTGGATTGGCATTTGCTGCGTCTGAGAAATATCCGCTTTCTGCCAGCGCGTCATACAAAATTGCAGAGCGAGCAGCCTGTCTTCCAGAAGGAGAAAGTGCATTGTTCAATCTTTCAAGCTCGCTTCTTTTGCCGCCTTTCAAAATAGGAAGGATCACCTCTGGAGTTGTGTTGCCAGAATTAAAGGCTCTGCGAAGCTCAGTATTTCTGGTTGCCTCAAGCTCTCTTGCGAATACTCGATTAGACTCAAGCCAATCTCTTGCAGCAACTTGGTCGTTTTGTCGCGCAAACGAAACCATGTCTTTATCAATTGCAGATTTTACTTGCTGCAATTGTGCTGCTGCTCTTGGGTCTTCGCTTCTATTGATAGCTTTCAAGTCTTCAATAACAGTCGTGCGAATATCCTTTACTCCAGAGAAGTTTCTAGGAGTCTGCATTCCTGAAGCCATAGGCCCAATTGCAAGAGATGACTTTATATCGTTTAGGGTAGAAACAAGACCCTGATCCGCCCTAGCTCCAAGCGAAGCCTGCTGTGCTAAAAGAGAGTCAATTGCTTGAGATGTATTTGCTAGAGGCACTTGCCCTAGTGGATCAAGAGCTTGGGTAGCATTCATTCTCTGCGAAGCGGCTCTGCTTAACGTTGCAGCACTTTTCTGGCTGATAGAATTTACTATCTGAGCAGAGAGATCACCAATGCTATCAAGTTCAAGCCCGTACTCATCAGCAAGTGCGCTTACAGCCTCCTGCCTTAGTCTTTGTTGTGACTGCCTTGCGCCAGCTCCACCAATTACGGGTATTTTTTCATATATGGATTGCGCCCATTTTGAGGCAAAAGTTTCAGGAGGAAGCACATCGGTTGTTCTAACCGGCACCCCAGCCCTTCTGCCAGCCTCAATCACCTCTCCTGCTGAAGACGGAATGGGAGCGTTTGCTATGCTTCTAGCCTTTCTTACTGCGCCAATCCCAAGCAATTCCATTGCTGCTGTTGGAAGAGTTTGACCAATTGCACCACCAACAGGACCGCCTAAGTTGTAGCCATACTCCCCAAGTGAAGACTCCGCTGACTGCAACGCGCCCGCCACTGGCTGCAATGCCCCCCCAACATTTTGCATATATTGCTGCCCAGTAGCAGTGCGGGGCTGATATGTCATTGCGCTTTGAACATTCCTTACAACGTCTCCGGGAGGAGTTTCAGTAATTCCAAGACCATACGGAACCATAGACGCCAAACCAACAAGGCCAGAAACAGGCTCTGCTATTGCTCCACTTACAACAGACCCTGCCGCTTCAGCAGTCCCCATGAATGGACGGGAAGGCGCTGTAGATGGCTGCTGGCTAATTTTCCTTGCAAGAGCCGCCTGCATAATGCTTTCGCTTGTTATCGGGCCTTCTGGAACCATTCCCACAGGCCCAACAAGCCTTTGCCTTTTCTGGAGTGCTTCTTCAATAATTTGCTCTCTTGTTTTAGGAGGCATCAATTGTTCCCCAAGATTATTTGCTTTTCATCATCAGGAAGACTATCCCAGTCTTGTTGTGTAAGCCCTCTGCCAAGCCAGTTTTGCGGGGCAGATTGAATGCTAGAGCTGCCTGAAGGACGCTGACCATCTTGAAAGTAAGGAACTCCATAGTCTCTTTGATAGGCGTTATTAACCCTTTCCCAGCTTTGTTGAAGTTGCCGATTAAATCTATCCAGATTGGCTTCAAACTGTTCTTTGGATTGAGATTGCGACAAACTTCCCCATGTTGCTTGAAGAAGTTCTAATTCTCTTTCCGTTACGCTACCTAATGCGCCGCCTGTTGGAGAGTTGTCCCGCATTTCTTGTAGGGTCTCGAACCCTGCGCTTGCCAACAATGTATCAAGAGTCCGGCCAAGGTCATACGCGGGCGTTCCTGGAACTCTCGACAGTTGTGACCCAATAAAGCCAGTAGTCCAGCCCGTAGATTGTTGTTTGGCAACACCGACAAGATCACTTAACAGCCCCAACTGATCTTCTTTTGTTTGCAAAGCACCAGTTCTTGCCCCTTGCTCTGATATTCTAGCGGCTCCACTCTCAGCTCTTGCTCGTTCTTCCATTAATCCAATTTCTGCCTCTTGTTGCGCTGTGGTTACAGCCCCTGCTTGTGCTGCTGCTGGGTCTGTTGTCGCAATAATGTCTGCAACATTAACCGCAGTTCTAGCTTGGCCTTGCTGCGCTATTGCGGCAGGATCAAAAGCACGTTGGCTTGCTGGAAGCATTGGTTTCATGCCTTGTGGAAGGTCAATAAACTGTATGCCGCCTGCTGATGACGGTTGGCCTAAGCGCACATTTCCTTGCTCATCTTCAAAGTAGGAAGGCGTAAGACCATAGCTTGCTTGCTCTTGTCTCTGCGGCGCATATCGTTGCTGATAGATTGAATAAGCTGGAGTCAGTATTTGTGCAAGCCTAGTCACCGCCGTAGGGTCAGTGCCGTCTTTCATTTGGTTGGCAAGCTCAAGCACTTGCATTGTTTCTAGTTGCTCATCTTCAGTGTCAGCGTAATTAGATAATGCGTCCAGCCTGTCTTCAGCAAGACGGGCAATGTTATCTGCTCTCATCTCGTTGGTAAGCTCTGGATTCGTGTCTGACAAAAAGTTAAACGCAGTGCTTGCATCTTCGTACAAAGCCCTCTGTCGAGCCTCAAGCTCTACACGCTTGCGCTCAGTCAGACCCTGCTCGCGCTGCTGAATGCCTTGTGCGTACTGCTGCGCTGTGCCGCCGTAAGCTGCACCCAGACCGCCGAGTATGTCGCCAAAATTGATAGCCATTAGTTCAATCTCCCCAAGCTAGAAGCCACACCGCCAGGCATATTAGGCGCAATCCCATAATTTGGGCGAATATATGAAGGCTGGCTGGTAGACACTGGAGCCAGGCCACCTGCTCTTGTCTGATTCACCATGCCGCTGCCCAGATTGTACCCGCCTGCCGCAGCATTGAACGCCTGCCCGTAATCAAACGATTGAGACGGTATTCTGGCAGCGCCTTGGAAGGCTGCATTCTGACCAGCAGCAAGTCCTGTCTGCAATCCTGATATGCCACTAGCAAGCCCTGTCGCTTGATTTGCCGCATTCACAGCCGCCTGGTTCTGCAAGTCAATCAAGCTGCCAGCCTGACCACCGATCAAGTTAGATTGGAATGATCCAAGCCCTTCCAGCAGTCGTGACTGATTCATTGCAGCCTGCTGAAGCTGATTGGCCTGAATCTCGCCTACTCTCGTTCGACCTGCTGCAAGGTCTTGCCCAGTGCCGTACTGCATCTGCGCGATGTTCTGACCTGTTTGTTGACCAATGTTGGCGCGACCCATTCCAGCTTGCCCTTCGTATCCTGCCATCGTTCCACGCTGTCCAGCAATGTTTCCAGCAGTGTTCAGAGTGATGTCACCCAGCGCACCAGCCCTGCCTGTAGCAAGCCCTGAGAGCGCCTGAGAGCCTTGCATACCCATCCCAGACAATTGGTTGAGGTTTCCGATCTGCTGCTGTAGACCCTGTGACGCAAGCCCTTGACCGAAGCGTGTTAGCTCTCGCTGGACGTTGCCACCACCCAGTCCACCAGTGGCCGCAGCACCTGCCAGGTTGCCTCTCATGCCCTGTTCAAACAGGAACTGCTCGTAGGGAGATTCTTGTCTAGCAGCGTTAAACGCATCCCGTCCGAGCGCACCTGATAGAGCCAGTTGTTGATTGAACGCCGTTGTCCCGCCCTGCTGGAATGGTTGGAAATATCCACGCGCCTCGTCGAATCCGGTGTTAATTTGACTGCTTGCTTGAGTTCCCGCTGCTCGCAGGTCATCAATGTTAATACCGTACAGTTGGTTGATTCGAGCAAGCGCCGCATCGATGTCAGCCCGTGAGGAAGTCTCAGCACCGCGCAGTGTTCCAGTGGCATCTGTAAGCCCTTGGCCTAGAGCCTGTTCAGAGCCAAGCACTCCAGTCGGAATAGCTTCAGCTTGGGCAGTCCTGTACCTACTCTGCGCCTGATCCAGTGGCATTCCAATGGCTCTGGAGACCTGCTCAGGGCTGACTCCGTACTGCTGCATTAGAGCGAAAACTTGGCTGTCAGGAGTGTTTGGGTTGTTGGCGAAATAAGCCTGAAGCTCGTAGTCAGTCACCTGACCAGGCTGTGCGTTGTTAACAACCTGTTGATTATATTGTCCGTAAGCAGTCTGCGGATCAAGTCCAAGCGCATTGACTACCTGCTGTGGGCTGACCTGATACTGCTGCATCAGCGCATAGGTCTGTTCATTCGAGATATTAGGGTTAGCAGCAAAGAAGTCTTTTAGTTGCTGGTCAGTTATCTGGCCTGGCGTGTATTGCTGTGGAGCAGCCACCGTACCCATCGCCTGCGCTAGAACCTCATCACTGACCCCGTTATTGCGGGCAAGCTCAGACAGTTGCGCCTGACTTAACTGAGGATTAGCCGCAATGTAATCTGCCACTTCTTGGACTGTGTAAGCCATAATTACCTCTGGAACGGTCGCATCTGTGGGAACTGCTGCATTGCTGGGAACTGTTGTGCTTGCGGGTTAATCAGTCCTGCCAGTGCTGCTTGGTCAATCGGCAGAGACTGAGCCTGCTGCATTTGAGGAATACGCCCGCCCAGTAGTGCTGCTCGCATCGCAGGGATAGAGGACAGGTTGGCATTCTGAGCCGCTACGTTGCCGCCCTGATACGCTTGCATCCTTGGCATGAACGATTGGCCTTGCATCTGGTACGCACGATTAAGCGCCTCTTGATTGATCTGACCGGCTTGACCGTATCCACCAATCATTGTGTCCTGCGCCTGCTGGTAGGCTGGCATCAGATTAGCCATCTCAGTGTTAGCCATTGCCATCGAGCGTCTGTTGGCTTTGCTGATGTCTTTCTTTTGTGATCGCTGACTCAGTGCATTGGCCGCTAGACTAGCACCGGCTATTGCTGCTTGGATTGCCATACCCACCTCTGTTTTTCTTTGCGGAAATTTAATGATTGAAGCATTTTCACTAGTGCAGATCGGTCATCAGGTGCGTCAGTCCACACTGTCGTGAACCCTCTGCTGCCAAACCATTCCAGCCCCTGCTGCATTGTCTGCCTGACCGTTGCTCTGTCTCGATACTTGCAAGCAACGTGAATCTCAACTTTGTTCTTTTTTGCCTTTGCCAGCACCAACAGCTTTTCGTCCATCACCAGCATTGCGAAATCATTCTTGATTGAATCAGGATAGAGACTGAGAAACTTTACAACGGAAGGATCACGAACGTACTCAAGTGCCTCCTGTTCGCTGCAAGCTCTTACACTAATATCCATCCCTGCGTCCTGTCGCCACCGATCTGTGAGAGCATTTTACGGTATTCAATTGATCCCGCTGTGCCTGCTGAGTTGATGTACAGTTGATACTGTCTCGCCTCAACTACGCCTTCTGGTGAGCCTGTGCCGATAATGGGAATACTCAGCGAAGCATCAAGCGTCCACGTTCTGAATGCTTGGGCCATTTTACCAGATTCGTCAACGATTGGCTGTCCAGCATTAAGTAGTGGAGTGGTCATTTTGTGCCACCTATGATCTCAGCGTTGAGTTGCAAGATCACTGGTTTGACTGCGTCAGTCAGAGTGAATCGGAATATCTCAAACCTCGACACTCGACCGTTGCGCCTCCAGATTGCTCGTCTGTCATACTCGCCTACTTCACCGATTGATCGTGTCCTGGCATCTGACCAAGTCTTTCCGTCTGCGCTGCGCTCCAGACTAATCACAGGATTCACAACGTCATCATTACCCACACCTGATTCAACAGTTAGTTCTAGTGATGGGACGAAGATAGACTTGAGATTGTTCTGGAAAGGCTGGGTTGCTACTCGTCTGATAATCGTGTTCTCGTACTCTGTGTAAACAAGCGGATCAATCCTGCCAATCCTGCCGTCAACAAAGTCGCCACATAGTATTTGGTTGTAAGCCTTACAGATCGCTCTGACTCGGTATCTACTTAGATCACCATCAAGCACAGAACGCCTTTCATGCCATCGCTTTGCAGTCAGGTCGAATACAAGAGTCGTAGTCGGCAGCGTGAAGCCAATAAAGTACGCCCCGTTCTGCGAATAGGCCCAGGCGTAGATAGACTCAAGCTGGGACGCCGTTAGATTCTGGAGCAGGTTATCTATAGGGGTTGAGCTTATCTTCGCTGTATCGTTGCCAGAGAGCGCCCAGATGGATGGCCCTTCGTTCTCTCCACCACCCACCCAGACAACAGTATCTTGAGCGTTGATCAGTGAGTACGGAGCGTACACGCCCTTCTGCAAGAACAGCCCTGTGCGCTGGAATGGGAAGTCAGTTCCACCCACATTTTGGAAGGCTTCAATGGTCTGTGATCCAGAGATAAACAATTGGTTCTTGAACACAATGGGCGCGACAGTAACATCCGGGTCCGACTCAGCCGTTCCAAAGTCCAGAGCGTTGTAGCTCAGGCCGTCATTGGGAGCTGAACAGATGAACTTCTTGGTGTCGGTGGTGCAGACAAAGTAGGAGTCGATGAACACCACAAACTGCGGATTGCCGTTAGCGTCAAAGTCTGTGTCTGTGATCTGTGCGAACACGTTAGTGACTTGATTGTAGATGTACCCGTTGCCGCCAGGCACCAACACCATTAACTGAGTACCGTTGTCAGCCATCGAGCATTGAGCAGTGCCTGTGATCGTGCCAAGGGTCGTGAGACTGTAGGTAGCCACACCCGCCGTGATTGTCTCGACGATCTTGTACAGAGCATTACCGTTGACCGCATAGGCTATCCCAGCCATTTCGTGCATACCACGGTTCTGCTCTTCGATAGTCCCAGAGGACACAAGTTCTACCAAGCCTGGAGTGCCAAACAGGTTCTCTGGGCTAAGTGCTGCCGCCTCGGACACGTTCACATACCAGTTGAGACACTCTTGTGCGCTCAGTGGTAGTGATGGGCTGACATAGAACCCATTGGTGATGGGAAGTGCTGGCATTAGTTAATACTCAATACAGCTCTGCTAACCGTGATGTTGTTTGTTGCCGTAGAGTTCTGCACATAAATCTCAATGTAGTCATTTGTCGCCATCGAGATTTGATACACCAAAGAAACCTCTTTGTGGTCGCCTGAGCTTATCTTCGATTCCATTCGTGAGCCAGCAATTGCCGAGCCGTTCTTGTACAGATAGACCTGTATGTTCTGGTTAGAACCACTGGCTGGGTCTAAGCTCAATGCTGCGTTGATTGTCAGAATCTGAGTTGTTGCACCCGTGTAAGTAATTCGACCGGCTGTTGTGCAAGTTGCGTTAGTAGACAGATCAACAGTCCACGTTCCAGCAACCAGAACAGGAGTAGCAGTGGACGCGATTACAGTGGCAGTTGCGTTACCCTGCATATACACCTGACCGCGCACCTGAGCCGCTGCTGGAGCGTTGGTGATAGTAATCGTGCTGCTTGCCGCTGTCAGGGTAATTCCAGTACCAGCGACCAGTGAAACAAATGTAGGGCTGAGTGCTGTGGTGTTCAGCATCAACGGCGAGCCGGTCGAGTTAACAGTAAAGTTGTGCGCTAATGTAATTCCGTTCTCTGCTGAGACGCTCGCTGCAATACCTGAGCCGTTCTCAAGGTTGCGGATATTGTTAACAGTCCCCGACACATCCAAGACAGGAGTGCCGGTAACAGCGCCATCCTGAACAATTGTGCCAGTCACACCAAGCCCGCTGATGAAGTTGGCGTAAGTGATCTTGTAGTTGTAGCCGTTGTAGAAGAACCCGAAATAGGAGCCTGGCGTTACGGTGGTTAACGCCTCGAAATCGGACTGCCTTACGCCATAAGTTCGCTCAACCATTTGTGTTTATCTCCAGTGCAATCCCGCCGCTAATTTCTGTCGCCACCAATGGATCGTTCTCAGGATAGAAGTGCAGGCCATTGCCGAATTGATTGTCTTCGTTGCCAGAACCAACAGGCAAGGTAGATGGAAGACTTGTGGGCGTGATGTATTGACCCAATTGACGCATCGCCTGCATCCCCTCACGCGCCGTTGCAGCAAGCTCTGCTGTTACCACCCCACCGTAGTAAGGAACAGACTGGAACGCCATGTTAGCGATTAAGCCAGTCAAAGCGCCAGGCGGAACAGTCACCTCGTCGGCCAGCCCTGTGACTGCTGTGTACCCAAGATTGATGCCCTTAGCTGCGAGAGAGGACATATAGTTGTTCATCGCAAAGATAAAGTCCTGATACTCGTCAGCTTCCAGAGGAGCCTCTGACGCTTGTACCAGAATCGCTTGCAGTGAAGCCTTAGCTACTTGGGCAACGGTTGCCATTTATTCAAACCTCGGTTTGGCGGTCTTAGCCGCTTGCTTGAACGATTTGGCAGTGGGAGCACCAGCAGTGCCAGGCTTACGCATCTTCTCGCCTGAGCCTTCTTTGATGCGCTTGCGCTTTGCTGCAATGTTCGCGTATAGACCTTTCATTTCACGCCTCTTTAGATTTAGCTGGACGACCGCGCTTCTTTTCTTCCACTACAGGTTCTTGGTCTTTAGGCTTCCAGCCAAGACTTGCAGCAGCTTCGTAACTACCGCTGTCAACATTGACTTCCACGCCGCTTGGTTTTATCCAGATACTTGTGCTCACCATTTTTCCTTGGCGGCCCAGTAAGCCGCAGACATTTTGCCTTTGTTGATGTTCTCTCGATGTCTTGCCATGAATGAAGCTCTGCGCTTGCGGTCTGCTTCAGACTCGCCTTCACGCTTTGGACTACCGCTCACACCCTGCTGGCCGAAGCGGATCGTCTTGATCTCGTCGCCTACTTTAGCGACCACTATATGAGATTTAGTCGGATGATTAGGGGTTTTCTTCGGCTTATTAAAGCCCTCAACACCGGCCCTTGCAAGCCTTGTGTCTTTTGAATTCTTGGGAGGTTTATTTGCCATAAGATTAGGGAGGAGCCAAAGCTCCCCCCTCTCCTAGATCAGGCCACACCGAATCCCTGGCCCGCGAAACTGGGCTGGAAGCAAGCGTATGCCGGGAGTAAGTCAAATCTGATGGACTGTGAGTTAGCGTTACCATCAGAGTACTTGCTGATACGAATGCTCATACCGTCAGAAGTAGTCGCAACAGTGTCAGTAGAGTACAGCTTAGGCAGCTTGACTGTGCCCAATCCAAATGCCTGCTTAGTGTAGAACAGGTTCGGTTGGTACAAAGTTGCAGTAGCAGAAACGATTGTAATCACAGCGCCGTTAGCAGGTGCAGCAGTTACAGTGTTGTACTGACCGTTAGCCTCGTAGATAGCTGGGCCAGCCACTACCAGAGTGCCTTCACCAGACGCGCCAAGAGTTACGTCAGCAGTCACAACACCAGTCCATGCTATGTTGGTGCCTGTAGCACTGACCATTGCCTGACGTGTTGACTGGTTCAGACGGTTGACGTTAGCAATCGTGACCAGCTCGCCTGCTTTCACAACCATGTTTGCCTGGAACGCAGTGACCGCCAGAGACTGGGTCATTGTGTCTTTCGCAGTGACGTAGGTTGCATCAGGTGCAGCACTCAGAGTACCAGCACGGTCTGCGCCAGAACTTGAAGTGAAGCTCGCCAGAGTAGTTGCGCTCAGAGCACGAAGGCCACCGAAGTTGGTGCTGATCTGGGCATTTTCCCACGCTGTACGAATCAGGCTGTCAACAGAGTTGAGACCTGACTGTGCAGAGGCCAGTGCCGCTGTGGTAAACGGGTTCATCAGGTAGTAACGCTCGCTCGCCGGGTTGATACCGATTGCGTCCATGAACGCACCAGCGCCTGCAACGTCAGACCAAGCATCTACTGCCGTGCCGTGAGTACCATAACGCAGTGAAGAGTTCTTCAGCATGAAGGATGCGAAGTCCAGTTCAAGGTCAGTGACGATACGCCGAGCCATCGGAGCCAGAATGTCTTCCAGTTGGTCGAGTTGCAGAGCTTCTTCCACGTTGCCCCAGTCTGTCGCTGCTGTGAAGTAATTCTGGACTGTACCAGTTGCCTTACCAGCAATGATTGAAGACTTGGTTGAGGAGGAGATATCACCGCCGGAGGTGCGGATGGTGTTGTAGTCATGGGGACGCTTGAAGTCCACAGTGCTACCAGATGACGGGTTGAACTTGTCAGCCAGAAGCTGAGTGTCAACCGTCTTTGTGATTACCCGTGAATTCTCGAAAGCATCGAGGAACACACGGGCGACTTTACGGGTTACGTTACTACTGAGATTGTTAGCCATGTTAAATCACCTATTCAAATGTTGCTCCCTTCGGCCCTTTCGGTTTGACCTGTGCGCTTGATGGCATGGGTCTACGGATTGGATCAGGAGCGTTAGTGTATTTTGGTTTCAGGGCAACAGCTTTTGACTTGATCAACGTAGCAATCCTGACTGCGGCCATCGTTGGATGTAGGTGTCTCAGTGCGTCCAATTCAGTGACGTTCTGGGACAGATACTTGGTGATCAGCGGGCCGTGGTCATCCTCAAGGATGTACTGCACCAGCGAATCATCAATTCCAAACTGACCTACAATCGAGCCTGCTGCTTGAAGCTCCTCTGCCTTGACGCCAAGGGTTTTCGCCCTCTGCGCGTAGCTCTGAACCTTCTCGACCAGAATCTCCTGCTGCTTTTGCTCTGCCTCCTGAGCCA